AAGATGGTTGCGGCCAGCAGCGTCAAGGTGCGCATCTTGACGCGCGACGGCTTCATTGACGCGACGTTCTCGGGCGGAACGAAAGTCACCAAGGCCCATGGAGCGTTAAAGGAATTCGTTGAGGCGATTCCCGCGCAAGACAAGGCGCAGTGACCGGGCGTCACGCGCCCGCAGCGCTCGCAGGCTGGGCCAACAGCCTTGGGCCGTCGGCTGAGCCGATGCCGCGATCGAGGCGAGCGTTCTTGCCGACGCGCACGCCGGCGCCGAAGTCGTCATGCCGCACGTTGCGGCCAACTGAGGTCGAGGTGACGCAATGACGTTCTCGCGCGAAGAATTTCATCCGGTCTTCCGGCGTGTCGTGGCCGAGCTCGTGCTGCCGCTGGGTGCATTGCCACCTCTCTTTGAGGCCATCTATGGCTTCCTCGACGACGGAAAGAGTCGGCAACTCAAGGCGCTCGCGGGCGCCTGGCCACCAGGTGCGGATTGGCCCAGCGGTCGTACTTGGCTGCAAGCAAAGATGCGGCGAGAGTTGGAGGCGGAGGCGGAAGACGAAGGGGAGGACGCCGAATGGCAGCCTGGCGACCCACTCCCCGAAGTGCCCGAGCGAAACCTGCACGAATTGCTTCTCATGCGTGTCAGTCGCCTCGCCAGTCGCGCCTACCGGGATGCGCAGATTCGCGAGAGCTATCGCCATGAACGCTGGTGGACGCTGTATCCCACGATCGCCATCAATCGGCACCTTGATGTTCCGTGCACGCCGTGCGGGCGTGGCAGGGACGAACGAGTCCCAGCCGAAGAAGGGTTGCGCTTGATGGAGCAGAAATGTGAGCATCCCGTCTGTGAGTGCAGGTTCGATCCGGTGCGAATTCCGATCGGATCGATCAATTCCTGAACCAATGCGGCGGATGCGTATCAGGCCAGGCGCAGCCGGACGCGCCATGGCGAATGGCCGAAGTGAAAGCCCTTGCAGAACCGGCAGCGATACGGCGACAGATGGCTGCCTCTGAAGGACTCCGAGCGCACGAGTCGGCCGACCGCGGCTAGCGCCTCCAGCTGGTCGACGAAGCGCTGCTTGCCGGTGCAGCTTTTGCGGCGTAGACGGCGTTTGCTGCTCATGCTCGGCCTTCGCTTCAGCGCTTGGCGAGTGTGTCGCGGAGGCGGAAGCCCAGCAGCGGCCAGATCTTGTCGATGGCGTTCTCGCGAGCGATGCGCCGGCCGATCGCGGCATCGAAGTTTTCCGGCGCCGCGACGGCGCTCTCGCCGGTGACGGTGAAGCCGTTCCGCAGTACGAGGACGCAGAACGTGAGCAACCCGAGCGCCGGCGGCAGGTTCTCGAATTCCTTGTTGTTTCTCACATGCATCAAGGCGCCGTCCTTGGCGGTGAAGTAGTACTCCGCGACGATCTCCTTCTCGATGTCGGCCGGCGTGACGCGTGGGCCGATGTTCGGCAACTCCGCGTCGATGACGGGCTTGCTGGTCGGCGCAATGCCTTCGGATTCGCTGGTTTCGATGCTGACGGTCACGATGATCCTTCTGGGTAACGATGGATGGGTGCGCCGGCTGCCGTCGCCGTGTTCGAGCTGAGTTCCTGAGCCTGTCTTCCAGCGCTGTAAACGGAACTTCTGTCGGCCGACATGCGTGATGCGAGCAGCTCGGGCCATGGGCGCGGGAGCATGTTCGCGCGCGCGCGAGAGCCGTGTTGCGAAAACGCTTTGCTCGCCGGATCCACCGCCACGCCCGACAGTCCAGCTCATTGGTTTGGCTATGTCGGGGGACATGCCTGGCCGGTGGGCGCATCTCTGTTTTGTCTCCTTCGTTGCCCGCCGGCCGCTTTTTTCAAGCGGAGTGCATCACCATGAGCAACGACATCACGCGCGGCGTTCGCAACAACAACCCGGGCAACATCGATCGCAGCCCGGCCAACAAGTGGCAGGGCCTTGCGACGCCGAGTGCCATGACGGAGGCGCAGCGCGGCGAGGGCCGCTTCGAGGTGTTCGCCTCGCCGGCCTGGGGCATCCGCGCCATGGCGGTGCTCCTGATCCACTACTTCGACGGCACGCCGAGCTGCGCCACGGTGCGCGCCATCATCAACAGGTGGGCGCCGTCCACCGAGAACAACACGATGGCCTACGTCGGCGCCGTGGCCAACGCGATGTCGGTGGCGCCCGACGACAAGCTCTACCTGCACCAGTACGACTGCCTGCAGCCGCTGGTGCAGGCCATCATCGCGCACGAGAACGCGGGCTATCGCTATGCGCCGGAGATCGTCGAGGAAGGTCTGCGCCTGGCGGGCGTGGTCAAGCCCGCCTCCGCGCTGATCGCGCCGGCGCCCAGCGTGCACCCCGTGGCCGCCTTGGCTGCGGCCGCGGGCGGCACGGCGGCGATCGGCGAGGTGGCGCAGCAGGTGCAGAGCGCGATCGCGCCCATGCTGCCGGCCATCTCGCAGGTCAACACCGTGGCGCAGACCACGGCGGGCCTGCCCGCGGCGCTGCGCGCGTTGATCTCGCTGGTTGTGCTGGTGGCGGCCGGCGCCAGCCTCTACGCCTGGTGGCGCCTGCGGCGCGCGCGCCAGGCGGCGCACCTGGCGATGCCTGCGCTGGCCGGTGCGCCGGCGGACGAGGTGGCGGACACGTCGACCGATGCGCATTCGGATTCGCAGGCGGGTGCGTGATGGGCTTCCTCTTCACCCTCATGCGTGTCGTGGAGGACGTCGCCGGGCTTGCCTACGGCCTGCTGTTCGGCAGCATGCGCGCGCTGGCGTGGTTCGTCTTGGCGATGGTCCTCTTTGTCTTCCTGCACCTGGCGGAGAGCGGCCGCGACCAGGCGCGCGAGCAGATGACCGCGCACCTGGTGGCCGATGCCAAGGCCGCCGACGACCAGGCCAGGGACGCGCGGCGCGCCAGCAACCAGATGCGCACCGAGGTGCAAACGGCCACCGTGGCCACCGAGCAGAAAGTGGAGGATCGACATGAACGGGTTGAAGCTGTTGTCACTGGCGTGCGTGCTGGCACTGTGCGCGTGCGCGAACGTCTCACCTGCCCCGTCGCCGGCGCCGCAAGCGTGCCCGACGCCGCCAGCGCCGCCGCCGCGGCTGATGGCGGAGCGACGCGAGGACTTTCTGCAAACGATGTGCAATTTCTTGTTCGATTCGCCCAGCGCGCTGGCGATGTGCAAGACGAACGCAACCTCGGCGGGGACTACGCCCGCGCCGTGAGCAGGATGGGCTTGGCGGCGTCGTCTGTCGCGCCGGGCCCGGCCTCGGCTGCGGAGGGTGGCAGCCCATGAAGGTCGAGCTCGAGCTCTGGCAGGTCATCAGCTTCGGGCTGGGGCTGATCGGCGCCTTCGCCGCCGTCTTCAAGATGCTCCTGGTCCAGTTCTCGGCCCGCATCGACGGCAACCTGGGCGCGTTGATGGAAGAGGCCAAGGGCTGGCGCCAGGTCGAGCGCGACCTGATGATGCTGCGCGCCGAATTGCCCGAGCGCTACGTGCGCCGGGAGGACTACATCCGCGGCCAGACCGTGATCGAGGCCAAGCTCGATGTGATCGGCGGCCGCGTGGAAATGCTGCAAATCCAAGGCGCGAAAGGTGGGAAAAATGATTGAACTGGACATGGAAAAGCAGCGGCGCGAGACGATCCGCTGGAACCTGCTGCGCGCGTTGGACTACGCGCGGCCGATGGGCACGCACGAGGGCGTGCTGCTGGCGACGATCCAAGGCCTGTACGAGGACGCGACGCAGCTGGAGATTCGGCGCCAGCTCGACTACCTCGAGAGCCGTCAACTGATCTCGATCAGTGAGCGCCACACTGGCAGCTGGCGCGCCGAGCTCGAGCGCATCGGCGTGGACATCGTCGAATACGCCGTGCCGTGCGAGGCAGGCATCGCCCGCCCGAAGAAGTGAGGCCGGCATGCCGCCGCCAAGCAAGATCGACATGCTGCCCGAAGAGGTGCGCAGCGAGCTGAACGCCAAGATCCTCGCCAACGGCTTCGGCGGCTATGTCGCCTTGAGCGCCTGGCTGACCGAAAAGGGCTTCGGCATCGGCAAGACCAACGTGGGCAACTACGGCCAGAAGCTGGAGCGCCGCATGGCGGCGATCAGGGCCAGCACCGAGGCGGCGCGCATGATCGCCGCCGCGGCACCGGACGACGCCGACGAGCGCAGCAACGCCATCATCAGCCTGGTGCAGACGGAGATCTTCGACAGCCTGCTTTCGCTGCAAGACGCGGCCGAGGAATCCGACCCGGCCGAACGCATCGATCTGCTGGGCAAGGCCGCCAAGAACATCGCCACGCTGACCCGTGCCAGCATCAGTCGCAACAAATGGGCCGACGAGGTGCGGGTGCGCGACGCCGCACGCGCCGAGCTGCTGCTCGAGCAGGAGAACAAGTTGGACGCGGCCGTCCAGGCGGGCGGGCTGGGCGCCGAGCAGGCCGCCTTCTGGCGCGAAACCTTTCTCAAGGGCCAGTGATGGCCGCCGAGATGAAGCCGCTGGCCAGCACCCAGCGCATCGTCGAACTCGACGAACTGCCCTCGCGTGCCCGCGACATCCCGGCCGACTTCGACCCGATGGCCGAGGGCGTGCTGATGAAGCACCAGGGCCAGGCGATCACGCTGGCGCGCACGAAGAAGATCTGCGCGGTGCCCAAGGGCCGGCGCACCGGCATCACCTTCGCCTTCATGTTGGACGGCACCATCACGGCCGCGACTCGCAAGGCCGACGGCGGCGACAACGTCTTCTACATCGGCGACACCAAGGAAAAGGGCCTCGAGGCCATCGGCTACGCCGCCAAGTTCGCCCGCGTGATCGCTCGCGCGCAGAACACCGGCGTCAGCGGCATCGAAGAGTTCCTGTTCGAGGACCAGGACGACAACGGGCGCTCGCGCCAGATCACCTCGTACCGCATCCGCTTTGCCAGCGGCTTCCAGATCACGGCGTTGTCCTCGCGCCCGGCCAACATCCGCGGCCTGCAGGGCCGCGTCATCATCGACGAGGCGGCCTTCCACCCGGACGTGCAAGGCGTGCTCGACGCTGCCACCGCCTTGCTGATCTGGGGTGGGAGCATCGTGGTCATCAGCAGCCACAACGGCCGCAGCAACCCGTTCAACCAGTTCTGCATCGACATCGAGAACGGCCGCTACGGCAAGAACTCGGCGGTGTTCACGTGCACCTTCGACGACGCCGTGGCCAACGGCCTGTACGAGCGCGCCTGCTGGATGCGTGGCGAGACGCCGACGCCCGAGGGCAAGGCCGAGTGGTATGCCGACATCCGCAACGCCTATGGCCCGCGCAAGGCGGCCATGCGCGAGGAGTTGGACGCTATCCCGCGTGATGGCAACGGCGTGGTGCTGCCAGGGGTGTGGATCGAAGAGGCGATGCGCGAAGAGCGTCCGGTGCTGCGCCTGGCGCTGGACGACGACTTTGCCAAGGACTCGCCCGACGAGCGCGCGGCCTGGATGGCGGCATGGATCAAGGCCAATGTCGATCCGCTGCTGGTGGCACTCAATCGCCAGAGCCGTCACGTGCTGGGCTACGACTTCGCGCGCCACCGCCACTTCTCGATCATGGTGCCCGTGGAGATCGAGCCGACGCTGCGCCGGCGCGTGCCGTTCGTCCTCGAGCTGCACAAGGTGCCCACGCGTCAGCAAGAGCAGCTGCTGTGGCACATCAACGATCGCCTGCCGCGCTGGTCGGGCGAGGCGATCGACGCCACCGGCTCGGGCGAGACGATCGCCGAGTACACAGGCGACAAGTACGGCTCGCGGGTGCACCAGATCAAGCTCAATCGCGCCTGGTACGGCGTGTGGATGACCAAGATGATCCAGGGCTTCGAGGACCGGCAGGTCGACCTGCCACGCGACGCTTCGCTCGCCGACGACTTGCGCGCGATCGAGAACGTCGAGGGCATCCCGCTGGTGGTCAAGGAAAGCCGCGACATCAAGGACCCCGACCTGTATCGCCACGGCGACTTCGCCGTGGCGATGTGCCTGGCCTGGTACGCCAGCCTGAACCTGGTCACCGAGTTCGACTGGGAGGCTGCGCCAGGCCGGCACGCCGGCGACGATGAGGACGACGAAGACAGCGACAGCGCGCACGGCACCTTCGGTGGCCGGTGGTAGCCGCGCAGGCAGAAACAAGGAGAACAAGCATGGCAACGATCGTCGACGTCTACGGCAACCCCCTCAACAGCCAGGTACTGGACGCGCCGCAGTCCGATGGCGCGCATGTGGCCGGGCTCAAGCGCGAGTTCGCTGGCCACCCGAGTCGCAACCTCACGCCGGCCAAGCTGGCGCGCATCCTGGAGACGGCCGAACTCGGCAACCTGCAGGGCCAGTCCGAGCTGTTCATGGACATGGAGGAGCGCGACGCGCACCTGTTCGCGGAGATGAGCAAGCGCAAGCGCGCGTTGCTGCCGCTGGATTGGCGCATCGAGCCGCCGCGCGATGCCAGCGCGCGCGAGAAGGCCGATGCCCAGTACCTCACCGAGGTGTTGGCCGACATCGACAGCTGGGAGGACTTGCTGGTCGACCTGGCCGACGGCATCGGCCACGGTTTCTCGGCCATCGAGTACGAGTGGGAGCGGCTGGGCGCCGAGCGCCGCGTGCGATGCTTTCACCATCGGCCGCAGACCTGGTTCCAGCTGCCCGCCGACGAACAGAACGAGCTCCGGCTGCGCGGCGCCGGCGGCACCGCCGGCGGTGGCGTGCCGTTGGCGCCGTTCGGCTGGGCGGTGCATCGGCCCAAGGCGCGCAGCGGCTACGTGGCGCGCACCGGGCTGTTCCGCGTGCTGGCCTGGCCCTACCTGTTCAAGCACTACGCCACCCGCGACCTGGCCGAGCTGCTCGAGATCTACGGCCTGCCGATTCGCCTGGGCAAGTACCCGCCCGGCACGGCCGATGCGGAGAAGGCCTCGCTCATGCGCGCGGTCATCCAGCTGGGGCACAGTGCGGCCGGCATCATTCCGGAAGGCATGGGCATCGAGTTCCAGAAGGCCTCCGAGGGCAGCGAGGCGCCATTCCTGTCCATGATGCGCTGGGCCGATGACGCGATGAGCAAGGCGGTGCTGGGCGGCACGCTGACCTCGCAGACGAGCGAGACCGGCGGCGGCGCGATGGCGCTCGGCAACGTCCACAACGAGGTGCGCCACGACCTGATGGCGGGCGATGCGCGCCAGCTCGCCGGCACGCTGAGCCGCGATCTGCTGTGGCCGCTGCTGGCGCTCAACCGCCCCGGCAACGATGATCCGCGCCGCGCGCCGCGCCTGGTGTTCGAGACGCGTGATCCGACCGAGGCCGCGCAGACCGCGGCCAACATTCAGTCGGCCAGCAGTCTCGGCATCCCGGTGCCGCTCGCCTGGGCGCGCAGCTCGCTGGGCATCCCCGAGCCGCAGAACGGCGAGCCGGTGCTGCACCCGGCGCCGGCGGCGCCCGCCTTCGGGTCCGGTCCGGCCTCGGCATTCAGCCAGGTCGCGGCCGCGGCGCAGGCGTTGATGGCGGGCAAGCCCGCTCCGGCGAAGGACGGACAAGATCCGCCCACGCACCAGGCCGACCAGCTGGCCGACCAAGTCGACCCGGCGGTCTCCGCGTGGATCGACCAGATCCGCGACCTGGTCGAGAAGTCCGACTCGCTCGAGGAGATCCGCGACGGCCTGCTCGCGCTGATGCCCACGATGAACCTGGACAAGTACCAGCAGGCCATGCGCCAGGCGCTCGCGGCCGCGGCGCTGGCCGGGCGCTATGAGGTGCTGCGCGACGCCGGGATGGTGTGATGGCCGACGAGTTTGGCGCCAGCTACGGCTCGCTTCCCTTCAGCGAGCAGATCGCGTTCTTTCGGCGCAAGCTGGGCAACCAGTTGCCGACCAACGCATGGACCGACGTCCAGCTGCAGGAGCACGACCACGCCTTCGTGGTGGCCGGCGCCAACCGCGCCGACCTGCTGGGGGACTTCGCGCAAGCGGTCGACAAGGCGATCAGCCAGGGCACGACGTTGGAGGAGTTCCGCAAGGACTTCGACGACATCGTGGCGCGCCACGGCTGGGACTACAAGGGCGGGCGCAACTGGCGATCGCGCGTGATCTACGAGACCAACATGCGCACCAGCTACGCGGCCGGGCGCTACGCGCAACTGCAGGAGGTCAAGAAGGCGCGGCCGTACTGGCAGTACGTGCACAGCGACGCCGTGATGCACCCGCGGCCGCAGCATCTGAGCTGGAATGGCCTGGTGCTGTCGGCCGATGATCCGTGGTGGCACACGCACTTCGGGCCCAACGGCTGGGGCTGCCAGTGCACCGTGAAGTCGCTTGCGGAGCGCGACCTGGCCAAGCTCGGCAAGGCCGGGCCCGACAAGGCGCCGCCGGTCAACCTGCAGACCCGCACGATCGGCCAGCGCAGCCCGGGCGGCCCGCGCGAGGTGGAGACGCCCGAGGGGATCGATCCGGGCTTCGGGTACACGCCGGGCCGCGACGCCTGGCTGCGCGAGCAGGTGTCGCGGCAGCTGCAGGCCGCGGGCACGCCGGCCTCGAGCGCGGGCTCGAGCACGGGCTCGGATTGGGAGCCGATCCTCGGGCGCAACGCCGGCGAGCTGCCGGCCGCGATCCCCGCCTCGCCGAAGGTCGCCCCGCTGGCGGCCAAGCCGGCGACGCCGCAGGCCATGCTCGAGGCGGCGCGCACTGTCCTCGGTGGCGATGCGAAGGTCTTCGACGTCATGGGCTTGCCGGTGGCGGCCGACGCGCAGCAGCTGGCCAGCCTCCTCGAGGAGCCGGCCGAACTCGATCAAGTCCGGTTCCTACCCTGGCTCGCCGACGTGATGAACGATCCGTTCGAGGTCTGGATGCAGCTGGAGCGGCACAAGGCGACGGGCGTCTATCGCACGAGCGCGCGAATCATCAAGCTGTACGCCTACCGTCCCGAGGGCAGCGAGGGCGTGCTGGTCATCGTCGACCAGGTCGACGGCGTGCTCAGCGGCTGGACGGTCCTCCCCGCCGGAGATCTCGGCCAGGTCGCGGACAAGCGGCGCGGGCTGTTGTGGTGGAGCGCTTCCTAGCGCGCCCCAGGAAAGGACATTGCGATGGCCGGAGCCCGAATTGAAATCATCGCCGACACCGTCACGCCGGCGTTGCGCCGCGCCGGCGAGCAGCTCGACCCCAAGGGGTTGCAGCTGCTGCTGCGCGATCTCGGCGAGGCGTTGCTTAACTCCACGCGCGAGCGGGCACAGCAGCAGGTCGACCCAGCCGGCCGCCGCTGGGCGGCGCTCTCGCCCGGCTACAAGAAATGGAAGGACAAGAAGCGCCCGGGCTTGCCCATCCTGAAGTTCGACAACCACCTGCTGGGCGATCAGCTGTCCTACCAGGTGAGCGGCAACACGGTGCTGGTGGGCACCAACGCGCCCTACGGCGCTGCGCACCAGTTCGGCGGCACCTTCGCGCACAAGCTCAAGCCGGGCAAGGTGCGGCTGCGAACCGATGCCAAGGGCAACCTGCTGCGTCAAGGCAAGGACGGACGGCTGGCGGTGTTCGCCAAGAAGAGCCACAAGCGCGCGGTCGAGCGCAGCTATGACGGCAAGGACTATTCCGTGACGATGCCGGCGCGAGCCTTTTTGGGCATCTCGCTGGACGACGAGATCAGCGTGATGTCGATCCTGACCGAGCACCTGTCCGGAGCCTTTGCATGACGGTCGAGCAGAACGCGATTTAAGGCCCCTTGCACCCTTCGAAGCCCCGACGGTAGCTGCGGCACCCCCGATCGGGCCTTCTAGGCCCCAAACGAACGATTTCGAACAGGGTCTTATGGCCGGGGAAGCTCGGCAATTGACCGCGATCGGTGAAATCGGCTGAAAATGGGCTGAGCGGGAACGGATCAGGGGCCGGTGCCGACATCGCGCGCGGACGGGATCGACGGCACGTTTGTGCAACCTGTTGGGCAGACGTACAGGGGCGGGCAGCCAAAACTGCCATCCCATGAAACGCGCCGTCTCCACTGCTGTCGCCACCGCCGCCATTGCGGTCGCCTCGGGCTTCTATGCCATCGGCAAGCCCGATGCCCAGGGCAAGGTGTTGATCCAGGTCACACCCGACGGCGACTTCAAGCCGATCGACGGCCGCGAGATGGACGTGCCGGCTTGGCGCATGAACCCCGCCAACGCGCAGCGAGTGATCGCCGCGCATGCCCAGCGCAAGACGCCGCTGGTCGTCGACTACGACCACCAGACCCTCTACAAGGAAAAGAACGGTCAGCCCGCGCTCGCCGCCGCCTGGTTCGAGGGCTTCGAATACCGCCCCGGTGAGGGCCTGTTCGCCACGGCGAAGTCGACGGCACGAGCCTCGCAGGCGATCACCGCCGACGAGTTGAAGTTCTTCTCGCCGGTGTTCGCTTACGACAAGCAGGGCAACGTCACCGAGGTGCTCATGGGCGCCTTCACGAACACGCCCGCGATCGACGGCATGGCCGCGGTTGAACTGTCCGCCGCGGCCAGCTCCCAGTTTTCCAACCCCGCCGGCTCCGCCGGTTCCACCTCGGAGATTCCTGCAATGGAAGAATTCCTCGCGAAGCTGCGCGCCGCGCTCGGCCTGGCCAACGACGCCAGCGCCGATGCCGTCGTCAGCGCCGTCACCAAGCTCACCACGGACAAGACCGCCACGGACACGCAGCTGGCCGCGGCCAGCGCGCAGCTCGTCCAGGCCAAGGCCGGCGCGCCCGACCCGGCCAAGTTCGTTCCCAACGACACGTTCAACTCCCTGCAGACGCAGGTGGCCGCGCTCAGCCAGCTGCAGCGCACCGGCGCCGTCGACGTGCTCATCGAGGAGGGCGAGGCCCAGTGCAAGCTGACCGCCGCCACGTCGACCTG